CCTGATAATGGTTCCCCTTCCTTTCTGCTTCCTCTCTTCCCTTCTAACCCACTGATTCCACCCTTCCCTGCACCATCGAGGTCGAATCACGCATCAAAGCCAATCAACCTGACAAGCAAGGCTCCTCAAAGAAAAAACGAGGCAAAAAAGGCGAAGCTGATCTTCCAGGAAGCGAAGTAAAGCGGTAAGGTAGCGCCAGAAACGAAAAAACCGCCTTGGCGGGCGGTTTAGTCGAAGGTGATTCAGAGTTGGCGCTCTTATCACCAGGTAACTGCATCTTTAGCGGGAACAGCTACCTCAAATGTAATTTTAGTGTATCTGCCATTCGCAGAGCATTCAAGACGGCATTAGGCTATTTGCGCCTAATCGCACCTAAGAGCATGTTCCCGCTGAAAAGTCTGTTACCGCAATCGCTGTTGCCATAGCGGTATTTTGCCGTGTCTGACGAACTGGAAGCGTGAGTTTGTCATAGTCAGGCAGCAACAGCAGCGGGAGACGGGGAGTCTGATTAAAACCCGCAGCGTTGGAGCGACTACCTAAACAGAAAGCCGATCACCAGATAGCGTGAGGAATGAGAAAACGCCACGCTCCCAGCAGGGTAAAGGCGGCATGGTGACGGCAACAGTGCACGGTGGGATGTCAGGACGCAATCAGGGGAGCACGGCAAGGAAACGCGCCGAATCTCAAAGCTGGCACGGTTTCGCTACTTCTGTCTTGAGCTGATTTTGTGATGCTCGACAGGAGTAGCGGAGCTATGAAAAAACGGGTAACCCTAAGCCCTAAAACGTCCCCCGGCAATCCGCTGGCAAAGTCTGGCTGGGCGTTACAGTTGCCCGCGCCTCTTGAGCCTTACTTTGGTATTCATCACTATCCTGTTTGTCCACTCTCCTTCCCCGCTTGCTGTCGGTATCTGGCGGTCATTCAAAGCCTCGGCAATCCGGTAGTCGATTCTGTCAGCTCCTGACTCTTCCAGCTCCTTCTGCATGTCGATGATTATCCTTTGGGCCTCCGTAAGTTCACCAGAACGGCTCATGCGGCGTTTTGCTGGCTTTCCGGGGTGATTGGCTGCCTTCTGATTTAAATCGTCTCTGCGTGGCTCTGGTGCCTTCATCTGAGCCTCAGTCGATGCTATGCGATTCGCAACGCTTTCCAGTTGTTCGACTATGGCGGCCAATCTTGCCTCCGGGCTGTCTGTCCCAAGCCGGATCATGATGGCCTCTGTAAGCCATTCAGTTTTACTCATCCCTGACGCTGAAACAGCCTGATTGATGGCCTCTGCCATATCGTCATCAACCCTGAACGCGATAAAGTTACTGCCCGCCACAAAACCCCCTGCCTCACTGAAATTAAAGATAAGCGCAATTTTGCGCTGACCGGATTTGATGAAATTAGCTCGGCTGATAACGCCGTTATCTGGCTGATAATCCCTATTTTACGGATGAAAACAACTGATAACTCAGTGATGCTTTACTGATAACTAGTGATAACAATGTTATCTATTGTTATCACTAGTTATCGTTTTACGTTGCAGCAAGTGCAACAAAGGTTATAATCATTTCACCTAATGAAACATGGTGAGTAAAAATGACTCAGATCTCGAATATCAATATCCAGCCACTGCCAAACAGTGACATGTCTTCAATAACAGCAACTTGGGGAAATGGCGAAACAAAAACCTTTGCCTGCCCTAGCGCTGGAGTCCGGGTAATCAATGAGCTGTCCAGTCTTCTCAACAACGCAACGCGCGTACAGGCTGCGACTGCTGACTCTCTCCGCAAATACGTGAGGGGATCGCGCCGCAGAACGCGAGACGAAGAGCCGGAAATGGCTCAAACCACAAAAGTTACTGCAGAGCTGATGGGTGTAATGCGTCGCGTTGCGCCGAAATTTAACGAGTGGGTGCTGGGTGATGACGCTCGCTTGGCTGCTTTGGATACTTTGCGGCTTGCACCGGTACAGGCTGTCAGCGCAGTTAACCCTCGCCCTCTCGATGAGCTTTCCTTGGCTGATGCCGTTGCCACGCTGATCGCAGTGTCTGACTACATGCGAGCCAACAACATCGACCCGCTTCCTCTTGAGGACGGCGATCGCATTCGGGCAATGAACAAAGTAAATGGTGATTTCTGGAATAAAGGAGGGGTGCGGTCATGAGTAATTTAAGTCGTTCACAGCGCGAGGCATTGCAGAATCGCCAATCGTTCCAGCGTGAAAAGCAGCATATCGCAAACACACAGCAGCAGATCAACGAGCACTGGAAGGAGCAGAACCAGCGCCAGCAGGACTCAATGGATCAGCTAAAAAAGCAGCGTGGTTGGTAAATCTATCCAAGGGGGAATCATGGGTAAGCCCGGTTTAGTACGTATCAGCGGCGAGCAGATGCAACTGATTCACAAGATCCAAGAGCAGGAGCGGGATAAATCGCCGCTAGGCGTAACCCCCTCAGTAAATTCAATTGCCCGGGCGCTGATAGAAAAAGGCATCGGCCAATTGATTAACAGTGGCAAGAGTCAATTAGCCTGACAGCAGGCAGGAGCAGGTGATGGATAACGAAGAATCTAGTTTTAGTTTTGATGACGATAAAGCCGGATATGATGATGGCGAATGGGGAGTAACACTTTAATGGCAACTAATAACTTTAAACCGTTTGCAACAGGCAATGGCGCTAATGTCACCACTCAGTCCGACTATGAAGCCCTTACAGCTTTACTGAGTGGCTTCCAGGCAGGAAAGGCAAGCGCAGCCCAGATCAATAAAGCTCTTCGGCAGGGAACAGTAATGGCTGCCATGCTGGGAGCATTTTTAAATGACAGAGGCCTTGACGCTAAAGATGATGGAAACATCAGCACGCTGATGGCTAGCTTTAAATCAGCACTGACTAGTCTTTCTGATACCCGATATTTGGGGATTTCAAACCGATTAATCGAATTTTTGACTGCCGGTACTCAGGCCCAAACTGATGCCCGATTTAACATCGGGTGCGGCACAGCCGCCGCAAAAAACGTGGGGACTGCGGCAGGTAATATTCCCGACATGGCAAGCTTCGCGAGCCAGCAGGCTTCAAGTGGTTATCAACAATTGCCGGGTGGACTGACGATTCAGTGGATGAACGCATCTGCTCCCGATGGCACCACTTCCGGCTCAGTCGCACTTCCTATAGCCTTCGCCAATCAAACGCTTGTTGCCTTTATTTGCGACTCGATTACGACAGGCTCTCCTAATAACTTCAACCTCGCATGGAGTATTAATGCGACGACAAAAAGCTCCATCTCTTGGGTTGCAACATCCGCAGGTGTTGGAGCATTTACAATTTTTGCGATCGGGAGATAAATAATGGGTATGTATTATGCTGCATCCACAAATGGGTTTTATTCAAAAGAAATGAATGGAGACGGTATCCCGGATGATGCCGTTGAGATAACAGAAGAAAAATGGATGTCTCTTCTCGAGGGGCAGGCAACAGGAAAGATGATCACATCAGATAAAAAGGGCAATCCGATTCTTAAGGACTATCCAGCCCCCACGCCTGAGCAGCTTGCAGAAATGGCTGCTAATGAGAAATCCAGACTTCTTGCTTTAGCAACTGTCGCTATTGGCCCGCTGCAGGATGCAGTTGATCTGGAAATCGCCACTACACAAGAGACTGAAAGCCTGAAAGCGTGGAAAACGTACAGGGTAATGCTTAATCGTGTAGATACATCGAAGGCTCCGGACATTAACTGGCCTGTCAGCCCAAGCACTAATAAATAAATCCTTGATGGGTGAACGCTATGTCAAATAACTGGATGCGCCACTTTGAGCTGCAAATACTCTCAGAGAGCGGCAAGGGAATTAGCCTGAGCGATTTTAAGGTGACGTTTAATATTGAATGGAACGACACCAAATGGCCCCGCGTCGCTAATGTAAAAATCTACAACCTGTCGAAAGATACCGCGTCACGCATTCTCGGGCAGGAATTTGCGAAGATAAAAATTATCGCAGGCTATGACGGCATGGCTAAAGCCGTTGACGCCAGCCAAGTTGGCATCGCAACGCAGATTGATGCGGCTCAGGTGGGAAAGACAGGCGGCACTAACTTCGGTGAGATATTCAGCGGAGACATCCGGTTTACCGTGACCGGTCGTGATAACCCTACCGATACATGGGTGCTTATTCAGGCGCTAGACGGTCATCAGGCGTTTATGAATGCCAGCGTTACGACAACATTGGCAGCAGGGCACACAGTGGCTGATGTGCATAGCGCTGTGATTAACAGCTGCAAGCCTTTTGGCATAACTCAAGGCTTCACAGGTGATTTCCCGTCTACCGTGTTCCCTCGCGGAAGAACACTTTACCAGTCAGCTCGTGACGCTATGGATTTTGTTGCGGCGCAGAGTGGGGCCAACTGGCAGTTTGTTGCAGGCCAACTCAACCTGATCCCCACGAACAAATACATCCATGAGGCGGTTGTACTGAACAGCCGCACCGGCCTCATCGGGATGCCACAGCAGACTATGGGTGCAGGCGTTAATGTTCGCTGCCTGATTAATCCGAACATTCAAATTAGCGGTCTGGTGCAGATTGACCAGGCTTCTGTGTACCGCGCAAGCCTCTCTGCAGATGAAGTAAAATCTTTACCCGGGCGCGTGAGTGAAAACAGCACTGACGGAAACCTATATTTAGACGGGGTTAGAGAGCAGCCGTCAGCAGTTGCCACAGACGGGATATATGTGGTCAGGGCTATCACCTACACTGGCGACACGCGCGGGCAGCCGTGGTACATGGATTTGATGTGCTTTGCCCGAGGCGATGCAACCCGAATGAACCAGTCAGCTCAACAGAGGACTTTGTAGATGATCAAAAAAGCCATCATCCTAGCCGCTTTTTTTGTCAGCTCTAGCTCCGTAGCAGATACGCGATGCGGTAACTTCCTGCTTTCATCCGGCTATGAAGATGGATTCTTTCGGGTGAACGGCATCAAACCAGAAACACAGAAAGTCACTTTCCTTAAGCAGCAGGAGGACTATGAGAACATTAAGGTTCAATGGATGGTGCCACGCAATGATGCGCCCGGATGGCTCGGTATGGACTATATCAAGCGCAATGGCAAGGCCATCCTGAATGTTGAAGTGACTCGCAGCAACATGGATCAGCCGAGGGTGTTTGGCTCTTTCGATTGCGTCAGGGTGAAGTAATGTCAGAGCAGGCAACCACAGAAAAAGATGGCTCAACCCGAAACCGGCGCGGCCAATTCAAAAAAGGCAGCAGCGGTAATCCGGGCGGCCGTAGCGGTAAGGCTGCAGATCTCAGGAGAAAGCTGGAGTCCAGCGCTGACAATGCCGTGAAAGTAATAATGGATGCCGCTAAGGGGGGCGACATGGCCGCCTGCCGGCTGATTCTGGATCGCGTCGTTCCCCCAAGCAAGCCAGTGTTTGCGCCGGTTGCGTTTGATCTGGATAACAGTGATTTACCATCAGCGGCACGCTCTGTCATTGAGGCAATAGCAGCCGGTGAGCTACCAGCTGACCAGGGGAAAATGATTCTCGATGGGCTGGCTAATGTGGCGAAAATTATTGAAATAACAGAGCTTGAACAGCGTATCGCCAGCTTAGAGCAAGAGATGAAGGAAGGGGGCAGCCTATGACTACCATCAGTAAAATGAGGAGGCTCCTGAGGATTGAGGCGGGCAGCCAACGCAATACGATGCCAAAGATTTACGCAGTAATGCCTTGGGATGACGAGCCAGAAACCGCTCCGGGGTCAGTTGTGTTTAGGATCACATTTGGAGGCAATGACGACCCTCTACATAACTCACCCGCCTACACAGGAGACGCGCATGGTATCAATTCATAAGATTGGGCGCATATCACGACTTGAAAAGGCTAAAGACACTAAGCGGCTGCAGGTAGTTGAAGCGATCGGCATTGCTGGAGCGTCGCCGGAAGAGCGTTATGCGCATATGTGCCAAGCGGGCGGAAAGTCACAAGGCAGTAAGCTGGCTGAAATATCAACCGATGATGCAGAGCGGATTTACCGGGAGGTAATGAAATAAAAAACCCCCGATTGGAGGCGGGGGCTTTTGACTAGAACCATTGGTTCGCGTGTTCGATGAAATTATACCACTTTCCGGTGGCGATTAAATAACATTCAACACGGATAACGCAAAATGAACCAGCGCCAGACAGAATTACTCACCATCGCCATCATCGAGCATCACGGAACTTCATTAACCGCCTCAGACAAGCGCGAGATATCCCGGAAGGTGCAGGATTCAGCCAGGCATCGATCGCGCTTCATCCAGAAAATGCACTCCCCTACCTACACATGGAAAAAGCCCGTTCCAGCGCGATAATGGTCAGCCAGGACTAATGGATTTCCTGAATGACATATCTAATTTACCGTTTCAGGATACTGTAAAAACCGGGCGCCACTTTTTGGCAGAAATGAGATCTTGCGGGCATTTGCGAGCGATTTATCTTAGATTCAGCATTGACGAATCGCACGACACGTCATACAGTGAATACATGTAAAACATTGAGAGTTTTTTATATGTCAAAGAACGTGACCATGACAATTCGATTGACGCCGGAAGCTAAGGCCAAGTTAGAGGAAGAGGCTAAGCGTCAGAGGATGGAAACTGGTGAGGTAATTACGGTTGCTGAGCTAATCCGTCGCTACGCAGAGTCTCTCCCTGTAGTTCGGAAGTAGAAAAACGAAGCCCCGGCAGTGCTGGTAACACTCCGGGGCGGGCAATCAATCAAAACAGTCGAGGTTTAATCATGAATGCAGTCTGCATTATGCGGCTTGCTGCCGCCTTAGTCAAAGGTGATCGAGTCACCATCCCTGCCCTTTCTGGATCTGACCTGTCACTCCTGCTCGATGCTGTAGCGATTATGCGGGGTGTTATCCATGCATAATCACAATCTTGATTCATACATTGCCGACTTTAACCGCGTCCATGCCGTTATCGGAAATGAGAACAGTCCCACCCCAAGCACTCCTGAGAATATTTCGCGCGATCGTCTCCTGCGCGCTAAGACCGGCTTACTGCACCTGATGACAGAGGTAACCCCGCAAATTACAGACGAGAAGCAGCGCCTCGAGGTGTATCTGTTTGTGAGTGGAATCTATGATCTCCTCCGCAAAGAAGAGGCTGATGCCGTCAAGCAGCGTCAAGAGCAGGAGGAAAAAGCATGAAACATCTTAACGCAGCATTAGCCATCCAGCGCCCGCAGCCGGTAGCCGCACTTGCTCCGCATCGGTCTCCTCTTGGCTCTGTGTCCATCGACATTCATAACGCTGATAAGTACGCGCATCAGCTGGCTGAAATCTACAACGGCAGTGTCTACGCGGCCCTTATGGAGCACGACCCCAATGCGGCCGTGCGCATCGCCACTCTTTTTGCTGAGCTGTGTTCAACCACGGCGCGCGCTGGAATGCGGATTGAGCGGCTTGCCGGACAGCTGGCGCATGGGGGGGCTATCTGATGGGTATCCTTCTCGAAAACGCTGAGTGTCACGCCGCAAACCTTAAGAAAGCGCGGGCGGTTCTGGCGGTGCTACTTGAGACTATGCCAGTCAAGGATATGCGTGAGGATGACGCATGGCTCATTAGTTTGGCCCATGACACTATCCACGACACCATAGAGGCGCTTGAGCTGGAAGTTGAGACTGAGTTTAAAGCACGTGCCGCCATTGCTGGCCCGGAAAGTAATTAAGAAGAGGCAGTCTAAAATGAGTGAATTACTGAAGAAATTCCGCGCCCTTCGTGGGCAAAAAGATGCCACTTCCTCTGTAGGAAGTAAAACTAAGCAGCCTATTTATGAGGCTTCCGAGCAGCGCCAGTTGATGGCGCATATCAAGCGCACTCAACCCGAGTGGATGGCTATCTTCTGGCAGGTCTCTGTCGCCACCGGCTGGCGCACCTCGGACGTCTGCCGCCTGACATACGCCAGCATCGACTGGAATGAAGGAACGCCAATAG